TGTTGTTGCTGATTGTAGTATTGTTAATGCTTCTGATGAAACAACTGCATAGTTACCCGCACCACGTCTTGTTCTTTGTGCGATTAAGTTTGCTTGTTCGTTGATAAGAACTGCCAATGCGGCATGCTCGTCACCTACGAATGTTGCTGTACCTGAAACAGCAGACTGATCAAATGCACCAGCGGCTGTACCAGCTAGGGTTCTTAGAGATGTTAAAATCTCTTGATCGATCTCAGCAGTAATTTCTTGAGCCAAAGCGGCCATAATTTCTGCTTCGATGTCGATGCCTTGCTGTGCTTGAGCGTCTTGTGCAGCCTCGAAAGTCCATCTTGCTGATAGTTTTCTTGACTTTGCTTCAACAACTTGCTTTAAGATTTGCACGTTTAACTTATTACCTGCGGCACCTTCTAGTGTTGCTGTTGCTGATCCTTTTGCAGGATCGCTGTCATTACCTGAGTATGAAGCGGCGATCTTGAAAGGTGATAATGCTTCGTCACCAGTTGCGATGTTTGTTGCACCGCCTGTTGTTGCGTCAGCATATCTTACTCTTAGTGTGTGGATCTGTCCAACGGGACCAGTCATAGGCTGTACGCCGACTAGTTCGTTAGCGATCACTGTAGGCATGACCCTTCTGATCACAGGCAAAATTACTCTGTTTAGAGTAGCAACGTTACCGGCACTAGTTGCGCCAGCAGTAGCCTGCTCTGATAGATATTTGCGTGTGTTCTCAAGGACCACATCCAAGTTTTTGGCTTTGTTGCCCTCAACACCTTCCATAAGTGCTGATTTCGTTTCTTGCCATTTGTGTTCTAGCAATTGGGATGTCATTTCATATTCTCCTTATTTTAAACCTGCTAATTTACGGATGTTTAATACTTCCGCATCGTGTTGTGTTGCCTGTGATGTTGCCTGTGGTTTGTTACCTGTGTGTTGTGTTTTTGATTCTGATATAATTGAAGCTTTCCTAACATCTTTCATCACGTGTGGAAGATATTTGTTAAAAGCAGTTTTTAAGTTATCTGTCTGCACTGTTTCTAACAGATTTGACATAACTTCTTTTTTGTCGCCTGACAGCGGCTGTAACATTTCATTGAGAATCTTATCTCTTCTGTGTCTTGATTCAATTTTTGACTTTTGAATTTTTTCTGACTCATAAAGTTTTGATTTCTCACTTACTTCGTTATTGGCTTCGTCGAGTTTCTTTTGCAATTTACGTACTTCAGAAGTCTCGTTTAGGTATGAAGTTAGATACTCTGATGAGAATGATTCAAAGATCTTTCTACCAAAGTTGTTTTCTCTTGCAGTTTTGATGTCCTCTTTAAACTGAGTCATCTCTTTAGTGATATTCTCACTTACTACTGATTCAACAATTTTGCTTGCCTTTTTAATGAATGCTGATCTAATTTCTGCAAATTTATTTTTTGCTTCTTTGACCAGTTTTACGCGAGTTTCTACAACTGATTTCTTATCGCTTTCAAACTCATTAAGTTCTTTTGCAAGTGTTGATGTAACAAATGCTTCAAGTGTCTTAACTTGTTGTGCCGCGGTAGTTCTATCTTTGTGTAACTCTGCCATTTCGTTAGCAAGTGTCTTTGTAATGAACTTTTGAAGTGTTTCCATGTGTGGTCTAACACCTTTTTTGTACATTACTCTTTGAGCCGCAAGTTGTTTTCTATCTTCTACAAATTCAGCAATCTCTTTAGTGAGTGCTTCATTCATCATGCGGTCCATTGCTTCTACCATAACAGACTTATCATGTACGTATCGTTTTGCAAACTCTTCTCTGACTTCAGTTTTAGCTGATTCTTTGACTTCTGATAATTTGGACGCCCACGCCTCTTCAATAGCGATGCGGTTGTCTTCTGTTACCAGGTCTTTGTCAAGGAGTTGTTTGATTACGTCTAGCATGTTTGTCTCCTTATTTTATTTTGAGATCCCGTATTAATTGGATCACTCCTTCTTTTAGATGTCGTTGTGCCTGTTTGTCGTGCCTTACTGCCTTTGCAACACCCAATAACTGTTGGCCGCCTCTCATATTGAGAAGTCCTTCATATATTGGAGTCGGATAGGCATTTGGTGCTGATGGCTGTGCCACAACATCCACGGTAATGATATCAAATTCTGATACATTGCCTGAGCCTTCGTCTACGTTGCCTGAGCCTCTACTTGATACGCCTAGTTTTACGCCTGATTGTAGCATTGTTTCTACAAGCTTACCCATCGGTGTAGGTAAAATTTTTAATTTTCCATATCCATTTGCTCCATCCATCCACATGCTTGTTAACATGTGAGACACTCGATCAAGATTAATCTTTAAATCTTCAGGATGGTCAACTTCGCCGAGAACTGAACTGCCCCCGGCGATTTGATCGGATATTTTTGATACTGCTTTGCTGATCTCAAAAGTAGGATACACTCTTTGGTTTGCATTCTTAACATTGCCTTGAATACAAATACCTTTCATGTATAAGTCTTTACCTTCGTTATTTGATTCAACCACTACTTGTGCTTGATCAAATGTAAGATGTTCACTTAGTATTTGCATATCCTATTTTTCCTTACTTAGATGCAACAGGTGATTTTGCGTTATCAATCGATGCTTCTTTTTCCACTGCCTTTGGAGCAGTTTCTAATGATACTGATTTGTTTCCAGCCGCATTTTTTGGTGACATGCTCATTTCTTTTGCTGTATCACCGGCAAGTGCTTTACCAACACCACCTTTTTCTTCTGCGCCTGAGTTAAACTTAACAGATTCAGCACCCGTAAGTGATTTCTTCTGTGAAGCAACAGGACCTTTTTTGTTGTCAGCACCTGATTCTTTGCCCATTTTTTCTGCACCATGGCCGTTTTTTACCATTTCTGCATACTCTTTAACAATAGTATCAGTATCTTTTGACTCTGCAAATGCATCTTCAATTGATTCTTCTGGCTGGTCATTGTCTGCGTCCATCATTTTAGCAAACTCTGACTTAAGAGCGTCTAACTCTTTTTCTAATGGTTCAAACATTTCTCCTGTTTCGCCATCTTGATCGCCATCATCGTCGAAATCACCGTCATGATCCATGCCGTCTTGGTCGTCTTCGTCGTCCATGTCCATGCCTTCTGCCTCTGCTTCGATATCAGAGATTAGGTCATCAGTTGCGTCTCCGCCGATTTCTTCGATAGTTTCGTCTGTTGATTCTGCAGGCTCTTCGTTTTCTGCTTCATCGTGTATTTCTGCTTCGTCAACTTCTTCAGCGTCATCTTTGTCTGCTGATTTATCAGTTGCGTCTGCTTCCTCGTCTGCTAGAATGCCTTCGTAGATTGATCTTGATTTCTCAACAACAATCTCGTGGAATAGCTTTTCAGCTTCATCCTTTTGCTCATTTACTAGCAAGTCAAGGAGTTTTTCAAATTTAGACATGATATTGCCTCCTGTTCGTGCGAATATTTACGTTATTGTTACAGAGATGGTCCCATTAAGGACTCTTTTTAGGCATTTTTTGAAGATGTTCTTCGAACTTACTGTAATTAATATCAATCCAGTTGGGTTTTTGTGCTAGTTTATTAGGAGATTTTTGATTATCTGCCACTACGTGATAGAATTTTGCATTTGGGTGCGAGGTACAATTGGTGATCATTTGGTTCAGCCAATTGCCAAAATAGGTGCGGTCACTGCCTGCTTTGCGGTAACGAGCATGACCTTTGAACATATTGTTTAATTTTCTGCCGTTCTTTTCGCTAATGTCTCCGTCAGCAGTTTTGCCAAAGAAATCCATGCCCAATATGTAGAGAGTTTTGTATTTTTTGTATTCAAGAGCTATTCGTGTAGACGTTGGACCAGAAGACCACCCCCAGTCTCTGCTTAAACGTTTGACTCTGGGGTCTTTGATTCCGCCACGTGGGTAGGACCACATCTCTAAACGATCCGGAACTTTCTTTTCATGTTCACAGATGTACTTTACTGTTGGAATGTCTACTGCTATTAGTGCATCTGGCCAAAAATCTTGAGCAATTGGCAACACATTCATGCCAATAATATAGCCTTTGCCTTTGAGTTTATTGAGATCAAATTTTTCTCGAGATTCCCCGTTGGCCAGTATAAAGCATATGTCATCTGCAGGTTTGTAGTCTGTGTCTTTTGCAGGTATTGGCGGCTCGGGTTCAGTAGGCAGTTTGGGTTTGGGTGGAGATGGAGTGCGTGTGCTGGGTTTTACTTCGGAATATTTTTTAATTTCTACAGATGCATTGGCAATCTGTTCTGATGTGAGCCAATCTGACACTTTGCCTGTTTTGTTAAAACACTTTACAGTGTCTTCACCACGAAGCACTGCTTCAAGAGCCGCTTTTCTCCATTGTCGTCCACGTCCTGCCATATATGAAATTAATTATTAAAGAGTTGGTTCGGCCGAGTCAGCAACTGATCCACCGTACATTTTTTGATACAGTTCTCTGTCTTCACGCTGTTCTTCGCGTCTCTGCTGTATAGACTGTCTGAGTTGATTGATCATTTCAAGAGTGAGTCTGGATTTTCTTGTGTCGTTGTTAAGATCATATGCAGTTGCATCTAGATCAGTTAGGTGTCTAGCACCCGCATCCAAAGAATCAAAGAATTCAAATAATAGCATGTTGTATTTAAACCGTTATGTCCTCTTCATTGCCAGTATTTAACTCGCCACCTTCTTCATCTTCAATTGGTGCATCCAGTGTTTCTTCAGTTTGTCCTGCAATATCTGACGCAAGACCGCCTCCGGTTACACCTACATTCCGTAAATCAGCGCCTTGCACAGCATCTTCCTTGGATTCACCTTTTTCTTCTGCCCACATTTTCTGATTGTTTGCAATTTCTTCTTCTGACAGTCCTAAGAAACGCTTGAGAGCAAATCTTTTGCTCAGATATGGTGTTTGTTCTATCTGTGTAAAGGCTTGTACTCTTTGATTGTCCAGTTCTATCTGTCTGTATGCGGCAAAATTCTGCGGTGTTGGAAATTTTAAGTCAAATAGTGATGTGTCTATGTTGATGCCTCTGTGTTTTAAGAACAGTTTAAACTCTTCGTTGATCGGAGGTATTACAATTTCCTGCAGTCTTTCACAATATTTGTTAAATCTTAATTCTTGGATGTAGGCAGTGCCCACTCTACCATCTGAATATTGTGGATTTGCGCCATCATCTGGTCCAGTTGGCAGATACGATGAAGGAATTCTCAATGCACGATACAGTTTGTTAGTGAAATATCTTAAATCATCTATTTCTCCAAGATTTGTACCACCTGGCAATGTTTCAACTTTTGAACCTCTACCTTCTGCGGTTTGAGGAAAGAAATAATCTTCATTAATGGACAGTGGATTGTATGTGGTGTCAATTTGATTGGAACCACCTGACATTGACGGAATACGTCTTTGATGAATTTCGTTTTTTACACGTTCTACAAATCCCATGGCCATGTGTGATGGCATGTTGCCCACATCAATGTAGAACACACGTCTTTCTGGTGCTCTGTGTACTCTGTAAATTATGATTGCATCTTCAAGTAGTTCTTTTTGTTTGAAGGTTTTGAAAACAGTTTCTAGTATGGATGTGCCAAATGGAAAGTTTGAATCCAATCCTTCTGACAGTGACACATGTGTTACATGATTTGCATCAATAGCATACTGATTGGTGCCGGTTTCAAATCTTCCGCCCTGTTGACCATATGTGCCAGCAAATCCTGCTCCACTGCCTGCACCTCCGCGACCACCACCATACTGTGAATCTGCCACAGCAGATGATCCTGGTGATGAATATGTCACATTGGTTGCGACCTGTGAGGCCGACAGTGATTCTAAATTCAAATTTAAATCTCTAAACACATACTGCTCAGGTCTTTTGCCTTGCGACTCATTAACAATAACTTTGTCGCACTTGGATGCAGCCACATGAATCAGTTCTTGTGTTTCTGGGTCTCTGATAAAAAATGAGTCTCCATATTTCAAAGTGTTTCTGAACATTCTAAATGCTCGTCTAGACCAATGATTGATTGTGTTGAACTGTTTCAGTGCATCGCTGAGAATCAATGCTTCTGTTTCTGTGGGTTTGTCTTTGTAGTGAATGTCAAATGGTGTTTCTGTGATCTTGTTAGTCTGTGTGCAAAATTCTGCAATGATGTCTAGTGCCGCATTGACTTCCGAATCTTGATCCATTTGATCATATTGAAAGTATCTTTCCAGTCTATTGGGATGACCCGTGTAAACTTCTGGAAGATATGATGTGTAGTTTCTGCGTCCCACTGCTGACATGGGATTTGCACTGTTGGTTCCTGACACTGGACTCATGGAACCGTCCGGTGTAACCAAATTAAAATATTTTTTCCAACTCATGACTTATATTATATGTTGCTTTACTGTATTTTGCAAGTATTTAATACTCAAACTTGGTCTGCCTCTGAATTTGTCTAAGTGTTTGTTGATCAATTGACGCAATGGTACGCAAAGTGTTGTTTATATCTTCAAGAGTGGTGCCCTGTGCTGTAGCAAGTGGATTGTTGGCTTTTACCATGGCCTGCACTGCTGTTTCTGTGACTGGTTGACCGTACGCCTTGACTTCCTGCATGGCCTGCACAATACCACTGGCTGCTGACATGATGTCGTTGGTGGTGGCATTGTTGATTATTTCTCCACCTCGACCAAATCTCATCAGTTCTGGACCTGCTTCTCCCACCATGCTCAGCATGCCACTGCTGATGCTGCCACCAAGAAAATTGTTCTTTGCATCTATCTCTCGGCCTTTAGAGTCATATGTTTTGCCATCTGTTTTACCTATGTATATGTCCTCGAATTTTCCTTTACCATCTTCGGGGAGTATGTAAAGTTTACTGATGTCGAACTCTTGGCCGGTCTCCGCTTCGAGATTCATTTTCGTTACATCAATACCTGCTTCCTTTAAAATGTCACCAAACGCATCAGCTAACCTCACTGCTATATCGCCCAGGCCATCTAAATCCTCTGTCAGAGTGTTGAATGCTGTTTTTTGTATATCGCCTGTAAGGTCTTCCAGGTTCGCCGCATCTACAATCAGTTGTGCAGTGTCTTTATCAATCTCGACACCTTTGGTTTTTTTATACGCCGCCTCTAAATTTGCTACCGTCAGTTCTTTCCCGCTATCAGTCAGTTCTTTTGCTACCCCCATCTGCTCACTGTATTGTTTGTTGAGTGCGGCAGTGAGTTCTTCTTGGTTGGTAATTGTCATACCTGCGACTTTGGATGCGTTGGCAAAAGTCGACAGTTGTGCTTCAGATCTGGTAATCTGCAAGAACAACGGGCCTAATGCGGATACAAACTCTGGAGCAATCATGCCCAGTTTGGCCAGATTTGTAATTTGATCTTTGTTTTGTACACCCACCTGCAATATGCTGGCTACGGCAGAATCGGCGTCTATGGCACCTGATTTCAATAACCCAACTTGTGTACTAATTTCCTCCATCAGTCCAGGAGCTGCTGAAGCCAGCATCGCAGTCTGTTCACTTGTAACGTTGCCAAAGTTCATAAACTGCTGAATTGCATCTCCAACAGGGCCTTCAAATGTAGACACTAAATCAGTGAATTGTGCTCTGGTCTCAGCCGGAAAACTCATCAGTGTTGCTTGGAATGCCGCATCATTGGCCAGTTCCATCTGGGCTCGTCTTTGTTCTTCTGCACTTTTGCCTGTGATTTGGGCAATGACTCTTTCGTTTTTGATTCTGCTCAGCATGGCCTTGTTTAAATTGTCGGCATCCATGTTCATCATAAATGAGTTGTTTCTGTTGGATGTGATGAAGTCTGACAATTCCTCTGCAATATCAGTGGAGCCAAGTCCCAACAGACGCAGACTCATGCCCACTTCCGACTTGTCATCAGTCAACTCTACTAACTGTTTGGTGAATTTGGTAGCGGCCGAGTTGATGGTGCCACCAAACACTCTCAGTCCATCTGCATTTTGTGTGACAATTCTGTTGAACTGATCGACGCCGATGTTGGCAGATAACACTGTCTCTATTAGACCGTTGAGGTTAGTGGAAAGGTTGAATCCCGAGTCAGCCAGTGATTGGAATGTGTCCTTTCGGAGATCCATCAGTGTCAATTGCAGTTTGGTCACTGCGGCTGTGGCCAGTGCTGAGGCTGTTATAAATCCGCCAATAATAGGAATATTGCCAAATGTGTTATTGATCATGTCTGCCGCATAGTCCACAACACCTGACAGTGAACTGAAACTGCCGTCCATTTGAAACACTGAAGACAGTAAACCTGAGGCGCCTGAGATTGCTGAGCCCAGTGCATTGAAACCAACTTCCAACGCAGTCAGTGCTGGATTGATTTTGGTAATTTTTTGGCCCAGAACCCCTGCTGATTTACCTGCTTGATTCTCTGCTTTTATTTTTTTGCCTGCCGCACCGCCATCTTTGATTTTTTCAATTTTGAGTGCCGACACTAAATCACTCAGTGTCTCTTCTGATGCAAAACCACCCTTGGGGGCTTCTTTGATGTTTCCGAAAAATCTTTCTAGTTCTTCCATGGTGTTATATGCGTATATAAATATCCTTACTACATAATATTTATAGGAATAGAAAATGGTAAATCCGTTAAACAAATACTTTAGAAAACCAGCCATATCAATTTCACTGCCCACACAGGGGGAATTTTATGCACCTGGGGCATTGACCTTTGACAATGACAAAGAACTGAATGTGTTTCCCATGACTGCAAGAGATGAAATGATGATGAATTCACCAGATGCACTCTTGAACAGTTCAGCCACAATCGATGTGATCAAATCATGTGTGCCTGGCATACGTGACCCATGGAGCATGCCAGTGATCGACCTAGACACTGTGCTGTTGGGAGTGAGAATTGCCTCCCTGGGTGAATCCATGGACATCTCAGTGATTGTGCCCAAGGTTGAAGAAACAATTGCATACACTGTGGACCTAAGAGTGATGATGGATCAGATAGATCGATCACAGTTTAATCCGTATGTGGTGCTGGAACCCACACTCACAGTCAAAGTTAAGCCGATGAGTTATCGTCAATTGACCAACTTGCAATTACGCACCTACGAACAGCAACGTATGATCACACAGGTTGCCCAAGGCAAAATGTCAGCATCAGAAAAGAACAAAGAGTTCAATGAAATTTTCAATCGCATGACCAACCTCACTTTGGACAACATGAAAGAAGCCGTACTTGAAATCAATGCTGATGGTGATGTGATCACAGAGAACACCTACATCTCAGAATTTGTGGACAACATGCAGGCAGAGATGGCCAGCAAAATTAGAACACACATTGATGGGCAAAACAGTTTGGGCAAGATCAAACACATCACTGTGCAGGTGCCCGAAGACATGGTCAAAAAAGGTGCTCCTACAACATTTGAGTCACCCCTGTCACTGGACAACTCTAATTTTTTCGTACGAAAATCTTAACACTCTCAACTTCTGAACTGGAAGCCTACTTTAAAGAACTGGAGAATGCTAATCTACAACTCAAAGACGAGTTGGTACGACTGTGTTGGTACATGCGTGGTGGGTTGGACTATGAAGATGCTCATTGGTTGGGCAGAGAAGATAGAACAATAATGGCAAACTTGGTCAAAGAAAACATAGAGACAGTGAAGAAGACCAAACTGCCTCTACTATAAATATCACACATGAAACTACTTGACCTTTTTGAATATGATGCCAAAATTGCACAGGCCTTTGGCAAAGCATCATCTGAAATTGGACAGGCCGGTAGTAAACTGAAAGAACCACTGGTTATGACTGACGTGCAGGGCAGAGTGGAGCAGGAAATCGATAAACTGGAAAAATCCATTGCCAAAGACCGTTCAAAGCCATTTGATCAAATATTCCAGGCTCGATTACAAGACATCAAAAACAAAGTAGGTTTACCAAATCAATCACTAGGACTCAATCTAGAAGTAGACCGACTGACTCGCAACGGCAAACCCAATTCCGGATACATTAGAAGATTCCTTGCCAACTTTATAAAAACACTCGACAAAAAAATTGACAGCATGAGCCAAGACAAAACAGTCAAATCGATCGATCGCGGTCGTAAAGTTAGCATATAATATCGGATAAAACCTGTACAAATAAACTGTATGTCTAAACACCAAGTTCTTAATCCGCAAGATCTTAAAACAAGAGTTGCACTGATACTCAAAACACTGTTGATGAATCATTCGCCCAAAGTGTCTGCAGACATATTGTATGAATTCCTCTCCACTCACTGTACACAGACAAGGATCGATATTGAATTACAAGAGTTTGTTCGCAAGTACGATTCCGACACTAAATGATTGACTTCGTCAATCGCTTTTCGCTTGTGCTCAAGCACTTTCTTCTTAGTTAAGAGTAATTTCGCATCATGTAGATTAGCAGTCATGATTCTGCTGTTAAACAGAATCATAAACCAGATACATCATGTGAGTATCGCAGTCATTCAATCTCGCTACCGTAGTCGGGCGGTTGTGCTGTACCCGTTAGCTCATTCTATACAACGCGACTTGCACACACCTGGATTGAATCTTTTGTGTACAAGTTGAGGTTGCATCTTTTTCTTGGCAGAGCCTCATCATTGGAAATTTTACATCAAGGGATTCGCCGCCATTCTGCATGGAGTATTTCCCTATGTTCGGAGATGCTATGTTGCCTGTAAATATTGTTGGTTGACTGTAGTGTGTGCCTGTCATATTATATTAGCAGTGAACAATTTTGAAAGCAAGGAAATTGAATGAAAATTTGGTATGAACACCCATTTGGCAGACTAGACAAATATGATATACAACTGGTCAAAGTCTATGCAGAAGTAGAACCTGAAGAAGAAGAACTGGCACTGGCACAGGGATTCATTGATCTAGATGACAAGTGGCAACAGATGCGAAGCACCAGAATTAACATTGCAGAATATGTCAAAACAGCACCCACATTCAAACAACGCAAAGGTGTAACCACTGAAAAGTGGAAAGGATCTTTTGCACAGAAACATTTAAATCTGTTAGAACCTATCTATAATCGATACATTGAGCATAATGATTTTAATTCACGATTTCCTTTTAACTCTTATACTCTTAATGATTCAGAAGTTGTATGGTGTTACTACTATGAAGATCAACTGTGTGCATGGTCCATATGGAGCAAGTATGGCAAAAGCATAGACAATTGGCAGTTTGCTTGGGACTATGCTCAGCCCAGTTTGCATTTGGGAAGGTTTAGTTTATACAACGAAATACATCAAGCACATGAAAAAAATTACAAATGGTTTTATCTTGGAGGAGGCTACGACAGTTCCTGTAAATGGAAAGCAGACATTCCAGGGTTTGAGTGGTGGACAGGCAAGGAGTGGAGCAAAGACACAGGAGAGTTTTTGATGCACATCAACGCTGATTGTTTTGTGGAAGATCTAGAAGATTTGGATAATGTTTACAGATCTATATATGGACTGCACAAACCGAACTAATCTTTAAAACGCCAATCAACAACATCGGATAAATTTTCTTTAGACCATTTGTGGAAATATTTGGTGTTTTGTAATCCTTTGGAAAATCTATTAAGTTGAGCAAGTCTTTGTATCACAATCAACACCAATGATCCATGATTCATACACACACCGTCGATGTATTCTTTGTCATCCGGATGGTCTTCCAGCATTACTAGATCTTGATGTTTGAATCTTCTGTTGAGTCCACGTACCCTATCAGATAACAGTGAGTGTGAAATATATGTTTTATCAGATGCAATTACTATTGCTTCAAACTCGTTATTCCATTCTGCCGCAGTGCGAAATGCACAATCCCACACAGCATCCACTGGTTCGATGATTTTTATTTTGTTTTGTAATCTGAATTGTCGTGCATACGGACAAGGGGGCATATTGCCAAACGAAGGATGAGGTACTTCTACAAATGTTTCCATCCATTGTGTAATTGAATTAACAATTTTGTCTGATGCTTGGTGTGTCATAGATGTGTCCATAATGATTTATTATCAAAATCTGTACTTGCAAACGGCCAATGTTCTAACGGCAAATAATACTTGATCTGTCCTACAAACGGAGCACCCAACCTATGATGCCACATCGACTTGTTGTCCACACCTATAAAATGCATAGCACTTCTATGTAACAGATCAAAAGGCATAAGATAGTTGTTGATGTACAGTTTACAGATATTAACATGTGAAGTATTTTTTAAACTGCCATCTGCATTTATTTCAGTTAGATCATCTGGATGTTCACTGTGTACAAATCTTATGGTGTTCCAGCCGGTTATATCAGATTCTGTCCAATTGTATTGCCACTCTGTTTGATCCGGGGATAGTGTGTGAGTTTTATCTTGCACAGACCACAACCACGGTGTGTTCAAAATTTTACATGTGCCCTGCAGACTAATTGAGATAGTCATGATTTGTGTCCTCTCTGTGTAACGTTGCTGTAGCACAACTAATGGATGAATTCCAAAACATCTTGTGTCTAATAGGACTAATAACCCAATTGACTTTTGCATTTTCTAGACTTTTACACAATATAGGGTGCTCGTCGGAAATAATCACAGTGTCTTCATTCACATGCACAAATCCAATATTTAAACTTGAAGATTCAATGTCTGTGTCCATCCAATCCGATATAAATTTTTGATCTTTTCTTTTCTGTTTTGCAATTTTCCAAGAATCGTCGACAGTGATATTCCAACTGGCAAACTGCGGAATTTGTTGCACTAGTACTTCTTTGGGCCACACACTTAAAACATGTCCAGGTCGCAATATTCTAAATTGTCCATCTAGATGATTTTTTATTGGTAATTGCAGTTCTATAAATTCAACATCGACATTTTTAAATGACTGTTTCACAAAGTCTATACCTTTTTGTGAATTAGAGTATCGCTTGGTATATAATATGTGTTTGCCACAGGGATAAAATTGAGCACCATCACACAGTATGTCAATATTTCCAGGCCAGTCTTGTTCATTCATTTGATTGTAAAAATCGTCGTCCCAATCATTAGGAATAGGAACAGGTTTGTAGTCAATGGTGGGATTCAATCTATCAGTCACATGTTCTATACTTTTTTGTTCACTAAATTTTTCAATATACGAAAATGTGTTAACAAAAACATTGTCAATACACAGCACATGATCATGAGGATTTTTGGGAGGCACCGGATTAACAATAGTAGTGTTACCATGTGTTTCCAGCGATGGTTTGTTGTAGAGTATTTTGGGTCTATCCACAACAATATCAAAATTTTCATATGTTTTCGCAAGGTTGTCTAGGTCCTGTTTGTGTTCACGACAGATCTGTCTAAAAACATCTATATTTTTAGTATTAATATTTTCAAAATAGTCATCACTGATCATGTTGCCTACTATTACATGAGTGAGATCTCCACCAAAGGCAGTGAATGCTCCAACTTGGTCTATAGGGGATGTAGTGGACATATACATATATTATATACTATCATGAACTGGTTATACAATAACAAAGAAGTTATAGAACTGCCTGAAGACTGTGCGGGGTTTGTGTATCAAATTACCAATACCACAACTGGCAGAAAATACATTGGAAAAAAATTAGCCAAGTTTAAAAGATCTCGTCCACCACTTAAAGGCAGAGTCAACAAACGCAAATACAAAGTTGAGTCAGATTGGCAAGAATATTATGGATCTTCAGATGCTCTCAACGAAGATGTGCAAAAAATTGGCAAAGAAAAATTTACCAGAGAAATACTGTTCTATTGCAACTCTAAATCAGAACTGTCTTATGTAGAAGCCAGAGAGCAGTTTGCACGTAAAGTGCTGGAAACAGACGAATACTACAATGGCCACATTCGCGTCAGAGTGCATGGATCCGGGTTGATTAAAAAGTAATGGAAACAGAATTAAAATATTTTAGAGAGTCTTGGACACCAGATTACAGTAAATTTAAATTGACTGGATGGGCGTTGTTGGAAAAAATTAAAGATGATGATGTGGTTTTGGATATTGGTTGCGGATTCAATTTGTTCAAACAAAAACTAGGACACAGACTGTGGGGAATAGATCCTGCAAACAAAAATGCAGATGAAATGATATCTTGGCAAAACTATATTCCACACACAGACTTCAATGTGTATCTTGCACTAGGTTCTATCAATTTTGGTGATTATCAAAATGTAGAATTTCAAGTGGCCAAGTTAGCACATCATTGTAAACCAGGTGACAGGGTGTATTGGAGACAGAATCCAGGCACTGCTGATCATCCTTGGAAAGGTGTTGAAGAAGTGAGATTTTTTCCATGGACAAGAAAACACAATCGTGATTTTTGTAAAAAATATAGTTTTACTCTTGCAGAAATAAAACAAGACACTGGTGATAGACTGTATGCTCAGTGGATAAAAAACTAATCAAAAATATTCTCCTGTAAAATTTTACAATTAAATACAGTGTGAATCAACTAGATCACAATTCAAAACAACACGTTATAAACAGGAGCATTTTATGAGTACTATCAAGTGGATAGTGGCTTTGTGTGTGCTGGCGTTTTCAAGTGTTGCATTTGCTGAACCTAAAGTCGGATTTATATTCATTGGCCCTGCGGGTGACCATGGATGGACATATCGACATGATATTGGTCGTCAAGCAATCGAGAATAAACTCGATTACAAAACAACCTATATTGAAGGTGTACCAGAAAATGCAGATGCTGTAAGAGCCATACGCAAACTAGCACAATCAGGTCACGATTTAATCTTTACAACATCATTCAACTACATGGATCAAACAATAGCAGTAGCAGAGGAATTTCC